TGAACTGTCAACGTTAAATTTCATCATGACACTATCAACGCCGTCAATTGCGGTATTTAAATCCGTGCCGTTTATGTTGGCAAATCGGATAAATTCTTTTGATAAATTTTCAAGTTCTTCACCCGTTGACCCAAAACGTGTGTTGACTTCACCAATTGCTACTCCGACATCTTCCATTTCGGTAGGCATTTCGGAAAATACCTTGTCAGCGGATTGTGTTAATCCGTCAAGCAGTTCCCCAGTTGCTCCTGTTTTGGTGATAATTGTATCATACCCAGAATCAACCTCGTCAAATGCAGCTAATGAAGCAGCACCGGCAGCACCTATTGCGGCAGTAACCGGGAGTAGCTTTTCCCCAACTTTTGATATATTATCACCGACAGACTTGATTTTCTCGCCTTTAGATGCCATTCCCTCAAGTGCATCTCCGGCATCATTCGCAGCACTTCCGGCATTCATCATTGCCTCATTGCTGTCGTGTAATTGGCCTTCAAGACCTTCAAGATTTCTCTGTGTAACAACGAGTTCACGCTGAAATGCTCTGTACTGTTCTGCTCCGATGTCTCCGTTTGCAAACTGCTGTTCGACTTGTTCCTGTGCTTGCTGTAAAGTCTGTAATTTGTCTCTTGCATTTGATACCTGCTCAGCTAATATCTGATTACGCTGCGCTAATAGCGTGACGTTCGACGGATCAAGCCTTAGTGCTTGGTCAACCTCTCTAAGCTCACTCTGTAAACTATTTGCCTGCCTATTTACTGAACCTAAGGAGTTTTCAAGCCTAGTCGTTTCGCCGTTTATTTCAAGGGTTATTCCTCTGATGTTATTTCCTGCTATTGTCCTCACCTCCCAACGAGTTCTCTTAGTCCTTCTCTGTCACAGTCAGTCTGCTCTAAATACCAAGCATTTCCAAGGTATTCCCTACCTTTTTCGCTTTGATTACAATTAAAAATAAATGCATCTCTGAGATATGTCAGATATGTTACAAGGTCTAATTCTTCAATCTCTGAAAACTTTAGCCCAGAGTAATCAAAGATTGTCTTTAGTTCAATTGTCTCAGACGTGTAATAAGTCTTTTTTTCTTCATCTGACGGATAAAACGGAATGCTTATTTTTTTTTAATATTTGCAATCCAATCCATCAAATCCTGAAACAATTCTGATGCCTCAACTATATCAAGATCATCAAGCACTTGCTCAGGGCTTATTTTCTGTCCGTCTGTATTGTTGCTAAGCAGTGCGGATAAACCATCTGCAAGCGTTTCAAGCGCTTTGCTCTCGTCTGTTGACATCTGTGTCAAGCTATTTAACACTCTCATTTTAGGTGGCTTTACAGTGAGCATATCGCCGTTATAATCCACCTGTATGTTGTTACCTATTACCTGTGATTTCATTGCTGTTTTCCTCCTAAACGCCGCATTTAAGCGGCGTATTATTATTAAGCTATATTGTCAATTACCGTAACAACTCCGACTGCTTTCGCCTTGTTGCTACTGTCGATTTCAACTACTGTAATAACCTGACCTGCTGTTGCTACAATGTCTGTAGTGCCCGGTACAACTGCCGTCCATCCTGTTGTAAGCACTGCATCATATGATACATTCTGAGCAGCAGAGTCGATCTTGTATACATATGTGTTTGTGCCGGTTGCTACAGGGCTAACTGTATTAACCTTTGTCTTACCTGTTGTGCTGCCCTTTGCAAGAGTCAACGCAAGAGAACCAAGTCCGAGTATTTCCTCAGAATACATAATAAGAGTTCCGCCTGCGTCCATCGGTTCTATCTTAAATTCAGGATTAATAACAGTTTCCTTGTCTTTTACATAAGCAAGGCTAAATCCGGCTGTATTGCTGCCGACAATTGTGGTTCTTGTGTCTCCATCGGCCTTATCTTTGTGCAAGCAACGAATTGCATGTCTTTTGATTTGAGAGTTATTCTTTCCTCCGATTTTAAGAGTGCGGATTCCGCCCGCTTCTGTTATCGTTCCTGTTGTTACAAGATTTTTAAGTGTGTTTGCGTTCCATGTGCATACGCCTAACTTAAGTGTTGCCTCTTCATCTGTAATTTCTGTTTTCTGTGCCATTCCATCATCAGACTTTGCAGTATAAAACGACGGTTTATATTCCAGTGTCGCTCCGCCGGAAACGTCACCGAGTTTGTTTGCGTCGGTTTCAAAGTCTGCGTCAATTGGGATACTCCCATTAAACTCCACTATGTAAACCAAACATGAGCCTATGCGGATTTTCTTTTTATCGTCTGTATTTGTATGAGCCATGTTATCACTCCTTGTTTATTGTTGTAAATTCGTATGTTACCATAATCAACTGTTCGCCATCAATCCAAATATCCTCTGATTTGCTCAACTCAACATCTGAAAATAGATTTTCAATTGATTTTTCAATCTGTGTATTTTTATTCTCGCAATACAGTTCAATTGTGACGTTCATATCTTTGATATAATTCTTTTCGTCACTACCGTGAAAGCTTGCTCCGCTTTCCCTGTAAACGATGTATGGAGGATCTTGAGCAGACTTAAAAGCCATATAAGCGACTGGCGTATTAAGTGTCTGTAATCTTGTAAATATGTCTTGTAATATCATCTGCTCAGCTCCTCTCTAACTGTTTTCTCAAATTCTTCGGCCGCTTTTGCCGCTGCTGGATCGATGTGGACCTTTGCCGCTACTCTGCCGCCGTTACGCTTTGCGTGACCATGTTCAAGCAGATATGTTAAATGCGGCTCATTTTTATTATAGACAATTACTTTTTTAATGCCTCGGCCTTTGTTCTGGATCTTTTTAGTCCAACCTTTTTTATAATTGCCGGTTTGCTTCGGCGATGTTTTTTTTAATTCTTTAACAGCTCCCTCGCCGACGTTTTTTTCGGCTTCATTTACTATTTGTTTTACGTCTTCGGCATATTCGGTTAAGCTGCGTGCGATAAAGTCTTGCAAGTCTTCCATCATACACCTGATTTCTGGGTGCAGTACAATTCAATAACTCCATCTTGCCTTATGTATGTTCGATATATAGCATACCTTACATTCTCATGTACGACTACTTGTTGTCCTAAGTAATTTTCTTTGTCAGTCTCTATGACTTTTTCTGCTTTGATATCGTCTGATGCCGCCCTGTAAAATTCATTACTACTTGCTGACTTCATGTTACAAAATATCTCTGTCAATTCTTCCGCTGACTTTATCTGCTGACCTATTTCGTCAGTAATTACTTTTGTTGATATCAGGACACACACATCATCAAAACTCATTTTGCACGCTCCTTTGTTCTTGCATTCTTAATACGTAAATCAAGATTTTTTGCAAGAGGAACATCTTCTGTACGCTTCCTGTATCTCCACGCCGCATAATCAGACAGCAGCATCGCATCGTCTGTTTGTTCAAGATCAAGCATTATTCCTTTGTCTTTAAGTTCTTCAACGCATCCCTGTATTACGTTGTTAAGATAAACGTCTCTTGATTGATGGCTTATTCCTAAGTCAACTTTTAGCATTTCTAATACTGTTTGCATTTACATACCCCCTAATGGGGAGAGGCTTAAGCCTCTCTTTATTATGCGGTTACATCGTTAACAATTACGGTGTATGTACGCTTAGTAGCGTTACCGTTTGTTACTTCTACAGTCAGAGTGTTTTCTCCTGCCGAGAACGTTGCGTTGCTGCCTGACGTTACTGCGGTTGTTCCATTCTTAATTGATACCGTTGCATCGGATGAAAGTGCTGTAGCAGTAATCTTGTTTGCGTGTGCTGCTACCTCACAATGATAGTTGATTACATTAGGGTCAAACGGTGGGAACAATGTTACAGGGGTTGCACCGATTGTAAGAGCTGAAAGCGAAACAAGCTTAACGTTTGCGGAGTCGCCCGGGAATGTTGTTGTCGTTGTTGGGTTTGTATTATTAATGTTAATAAGTACAAACGCCTCACCGAATATCGGCTTTCCGTCATATCTTGCAGTGCCCTTGTATACCGTCTGATCTTCGAGGAATCTTACAACATCAGAATATGCAAATTCTCCGCCCTGACGTTCTGCAAGGAGATACAGATCAAAATAACCGCCGATAATATCGTTATCTGCCATGAGTTCAAGTTCAACGATGTTGCCCCCTATTACAGGCATTGTGTTATTCACCGATGCTACAATAGCTGCAGATGAATCAAACTCAATAGACTTCGTGATAAGTGCCTGGTGTGTCTTTTTATTCATTACCCATGTAAGGTTCCCTGTTGCATAATCAGACTTAGCAAGTGTCAGTTTGCTGTAAAGAGTTGCAAAGAATGTTGCGCCTGTTGTCGCTGCCTCTGTTGCATTGAGCTTTACAATGTTTGATGTATGTAGATCGGTCCATGCAGGAGCTTTTGCATCCCAATCAGCAGGCTCTGAAGTCTGCGCAAGACGTGTTGTAAGGCCGATCGGCATCCTCTTGCCTGTACCGTAAATAATCGCTCTGTCAAGTGCCTTTGCGATAGCAACGGAGAGAGCTTCGAGGATTTCACTTGCAAGGGCTTCGTCACTGTCTTCAAGAAGTGAGTTGTCAATCGCGACGAACCCACCAACTTTATATCCGTCAATCCCAACCTGATTAAACGAAATTTCAAGTTCATTAAGACTTGCACACATTTCTGTCCAAATAGCCTCCGGATATGTGCCCGCAATATTTTTCCTTGCCGTACCTTTAACAGGCTTAACATTTACAAGGCTGTAAAGTTTTGAAATCTTAGGGAGGTTAGGCCTGAGTGTATCAAAGAATACCTGCGGGATTGTCAACGAAACATTTGAAACGCCTCTGTTCTGCTTTGCTGCTCTCGTCTGGTCAAGGAATGTCTTTACTTCGTTATCAGCAAGAAAAGCCGCTCTCTGCTGTGTATCAAGTGTGCTGTAGAAAATGCCTCTTTTAGTTAGGTTCATAGTATTTACACCTCTCTCATTATCGTTTGTATTACTTGCCGGTGGTACAGTAGGATTTGCTGGCTGTTCTGTAATTGTTTCAAGCTCCGCATTAACCTTATCAATTTCGGCCTGTTCAGCTGATATCTTGTTGTCAACGTCAGCCGCTTCAATGTCTGCATTAAGATCGTCAACACTCTGATTGACTGTATTGATGTCCTCTTCTGTTTCAGCTTCATTCAAAGCTTTTTCAAGGTCTGACTGTCTTGTGTTAAAATCTGTTTTCTGCGCCTGCAGTGCCGCAAGAGCAATATTTCTCTTTTTCAGCTCTGCAATTAATTTGATTTTTCTAAGCATGTTCTTTCATAGCCTCCAGTTTACTTTTTATTTCAGCTTTACGCTGCTCGAGTGTTCTCTTTTTGCTCTGTTCAAAGTCCGCCTGACGTGCCTGTATTTCGGTTTGAGGATATGCTGGGAATGTGCAAATAGATACTTCGTGTGTATCAGCCTCTTTGACAGTACATAGCGTTCCTCCGCCTGATCGGCTCGCCCATTCTTCGCTAGTAGGATAAAATCCAAATGAACATCCGGATATATCACCTCGCTGAACTCTTGCGTACACATCCATAGCTTGTGAATCATCAGGGTTAATTTTTACTCTGCCCCACAATCCATGCGCATCTTCTCTCAGCTCAAGCGTTCCTGATGCCATGCGCCCCATTACAAAGCCTGTATCATGGTTAAACAAGCATCTAATGTCATTGTTTGTCAAGCTTGTTGTAAACGCCCCCGGTGCAATTCTTTCATACTCGTCACCCCAGAGTTGCGTTTCCTGATTGAATACTGCAAAGTAACCCTCGATATACTTGTCTCCATCTGTTTCAGTTCTCGTCTTAAGTTCCGACTTGAAATATGCATGTCTCTTATTCACTGTTCTCACCACCTTTCAATTTACCTTGATCTCCAACCTTGCTTACTGGTATGTAGTTTTCAAGTACAACATATTCGTTCATACCCTCATTGTCAACAGGCGAGTAATCAAACTCTGTTCTTCCCTCGTTCCTGTTAAGCATGCCTCCTGACATCATCTCTTTAACAAACTGTACTTTTTCAGTAATGTTATACTGCATTAATGACTTCGGATTAAACTTAAAATACATGTTTGGAGAATACAGAAGTTTTCTTGACAACTCTTGCTGTATGGTTGTTGCTATGCTCATGATCGTTGTACTTATGAAGTTGTTGTATTGTTCCTTGTTGAAATCTCCAATCCCAAGCATAAACGGAGGAATTCCAAATGCACAAGCTATGGATTTAATGTCAAGAGTTAAGCTGTCCTGTATTGCAAGGTCATTTAAAGTCAACGGCTGTATCTTTTCAATTGAAAGTTCACCGACAGGAATTAACCAAGGTTCTCCAGACTCTGTGGTTTCTGTATAGTTTTCAAGTATCTTTCGGCGCTTTACAGGGTCTTGCAATTCTTCACTGTCGCTGTTTATACTGATGATAAGTGATGGTTTCCACTTGCTTTGTAGGAAACCTGATTTTGTTGCGTTAGCCTGCGCTACGTTTTTAATTGTTCCCATGACAAGCGGTGCAAGCCCTACGCCTCGGAAGTATTCATACTTGTGCGGATTTAAAACAAAGTGTAAAACATCATCCGGATCAGTTTCCGTGCCGTTATGCCGCACCATGTATGAGTTAGGCTTACACGTAAAGGAGCAATCGTTAAGGATTGTCAAGTTGTCAATGAACTCTCCTGAGTAGCTCGGTAAAACAACAGCGTTGCCGCTCATACACATATCGGTAACTATCTTGTGTATAAAAGTTTTACGGCACATAAGATTGTTTGGATTAATGTCTATCTTCTTTGACAGCTCGTTTTTTAGCCTTATGTCTCCGTTCTCATTGTTCTGCATGAGCATGATTGTCATGTTTGAAGTAAGGTCCGCAATCTTGTATACACAACGCTTGATTTCCTCGTTGTCTGATAGCCTTGTGTAGCCAGGTAATATTGACTCATTGCCGCCTAAGTAAAAAAACTGAGCAGGAGAAACAGAACGATTTTGCCTTTTGAATGGGTTTCTTATTTTAATCACCACCTTTCACAGCTCACCGTATCGCACATACGGCTATGAGATATTCGGGATCAACTCCTTTCCGCAAAACTTAACTGCTCGGATTGTCCTCATAAATATCATTCCTTTCTTAGCCAAACCAATTACCCAACTTCTTATTGTTTTCCATATCATCGAGCATTCTGACTACTGCGAATACTGCAGCATCGAATACGTCAATTCTTAATGTTTCTTCGACTTTTTCATACTGTATCATGTCGTCTGTTTTTTCTATTGCCCTGACATTCTGAACACAATATTCAAAAGGTTCAGCGTGAAAATAATATAGTTTTCCGTCTTTGGCTTTTTGCTCAATAAATCTAAACCCCTCAGACTTCTTGTAAAAATACTGAGGTTGGTCAACAATATTGAAATGTGCTTTTTTCATTCCGATAAAATACTCTCTGCAGAACTTTCTGTCATGACCAACTTGTCTGATCTTGAATCCTGCATCACGCATTCCGCAATACCAATTTACTACTTCAGCGTGATTGACTGTTGGATTGTTTGACATATCAAGCCACCCATCATCTTTCCATCCAAAGAGCGGTATGTTATCTTCTTCCGCTTTTTGTGTTGCCTTAACAATCGGGAACCAACAGTGCGGAACAATAACAAGAACATCACCAATTAGTCCAACCAATCCCGAAGCAGTAAGGTCGTGAAGTTTTGACAAATCAGATCCACCGTACCATTGGTGCACCAGACCTATGACCTCTTGCATCGTCCAATTATACTGACGATCTGAACGCTGAAATTCTACAACGTCAAAGTAGGCTTTCATTGCCGACGTATAGACATTCAGAGACTTTGCATAAAAGTCTTTGCGCTGTTGCGGATCATTTTGTGCTTGCAAGCTGTCGTTTAAAATGTCGTCCGGTCTGATTGATATTCCATAAGCCGGATTTGCTTGCTCATGCACAATAGGATTTGTGTAATCAACACTTCCGCTCTCATCTGCATCAGCTTCACAAATGAAAATAAAATACTTTTCATCCTCAACTGTTCCGTCAAGGATTTTTTTACAGTACAACAATCTGTTATAACAAAAGCTGTTCATATTGTCGCCGGCTGTTGTTATGCCTATCATCAATTTGTTTGTATAAGCTTTCATTGCCTCTTTGATGATGTTGTATTGCTTTGGCGATTTGTACGCATGAATTTCCACATTGTTATCGCAAAGGCTTTTTATCCTTTGCTTCTTATGGTTTCCCATAAGGTCGGCATACATTATCACCCCATAGGGGTGTCGGTCACTCGTGGGGATATTTTATTCTGCACTTTTCCCAAAAAAGAAAAGTACAGGTTCAATCCCTATGCTCTACGATGTTATTGAATTTTTACTTTCAATAATTATCTCGGTATTAGCTTGATTGTATTATCTAGTCCATTTGGATATCGTGGTTCTTGCATAACCAAGTTTTTCAGCTATATCTTTCACCATCATGCCGCTATCCCTCATATTAATGGCTTGCTTTTTTTCAAAATTAATTTTCTTATTGTATTCTTCTGAAATTGCTTTTGTGTAAACAGAGTTGCATATACTGTACTTTTTAATAATTTCAGCTTTACTTATTCCACGTTTGTAATCGTCAACTATTAACGCATCTCTTTCTTCTTTTTCGTGCTTTGAAGATTTCCCAAGTATGCGAGTTACTGTACTTTCAGTGCAGCCAACAATTTTTGATATTTTAGCGCGGCTCAAGCCTTTATTATTTAATTCAAATACTTGCTTATCTCTATTTTTTTTGTATTCAGATTGAATATTTTTAAGCTTATAATTTATATCTTTATGTACCCATTCCCAGTTATTGCAATTTGCAATTTTATCAATAGTGCATCTAGCTACATTATATCTTTCAGCTAACCAATTGCGTTCAACAGAGTTTGCGATACCATCTTTTATATCATAAACATCTGATTCGGTAAGCAATTTGCTATTTGCACGATTTTTAATTTTTAAGGACTGAATATGTGAAGCAGAAAGCTTTTTCCCATACATAGGATTATTGGAACCTATTTTCTTTTTGCGAGTTTCTTCGGTAACAAACTTGCCTTTGTTGCCGCCACCTTCCATATTGTACCCCTGTAAATTATTGGTGCATTTTAATTTGTTAATCCAATAAATTTCTTTTTCATCGAGGAGTTCAACGTCGCATTGTTCCAATGTAGTAAATTCAAATTTTTCAAAACCATATTTGTTATACTCTCTTTGGAGGTAGATATTATGATGCATATCCTTCTTCAAACATCTTTTATGGTCATACAATCGTCTATTTAAATCTACCGTTTGCCCTACATATGTTTTGCCATTGACTAAATTTTTAATTGCATATATTCCACTTATTTTCATGTATAATCACCTCATATAATAATTATACACTATTTCGTCATATATGTCAATAATACAATTTTAGCTTTCACCGATATTGACCGATTTTCACTACGCCATTACTGGCATAGGGGACAAAAGTCTATCCGCAATTGCTATGTTACAGTTTAAGCTATCCTGTCTGTCGACACTGGCGGCGAGCGCTCTTATATATATGCTCCCGTCGCCTAAATCGCCTGTGATGCTATGTTCATTATTGTTGTCAATAATTCTGAAGCTATCGCCTTCACCCATGTTGTTAATATTCCACTTGATGAAATTCCAGCTTTCAAGGGACTGCGTAAGTGCTGCAGAAGTTATATATACCTTGCTCCCGCTTTTTCGGTTAAGCAACCCAAGCCCCCAAGATAAAGCGGCGGCGAAAGAAGTTTTTATATTCTTTCTCGGTATATATATAAAAGCTTCTTTAAACCTCCTGATATTTGTTCCTTTGAGGAAAAATCCAAGTAGATTATAAATAATAAACTTGTGAAAATCAGTCAGGAGAAACGGTGTGCCTTTGAGCGGAGTCCCATCAATCTTCTCACCCTGAAAGTGACAAATTGTTGTTTCAATAATTGTAATGCAGAAATCTGCATCCTTGGTTTTGAATTCATATTTCGGATTTTTAAGATCTTTTAGAAATCGCTTAGCAGCTTTCACTCTGTACTTATTGGCGTTGGTCTTGCCACTTGCAAGCTTTTCAGCATATGTCATAACGACGTCAAGATATTTACTCAAGTCTGCTAAGCGCCTTTCCTAATAGACTTTCCTTTTGCACTGCTAAGCTCTTGTCATTTATTTTTTTAAGTCCCGCAGGAGTCAATCCCAATTCGTTTAAATATTTTAGGATTTGCGCCCTAAGTGTCTCAATGGCTAAATAGAAAGGATTTTTAACAACGTTTGTTTCCTTGGACTTGTTTGTATGCGTAATAATTATATTGCCACCTGTTTTTTCAAACTTCCCCATTGTCTCCTGATAATCAAACATAATTTTGGCAAGCGTATTAACTGCTATTGAAAACTCTTCTTTGTACGTTCCGACATTTTTCATGTCTTTGATTATTGCGTTCTTATACTGCTTTTCAGTCATGCCGATATCAGTCCTTTCTTTACCACATTTTTTCAACCTTGCAATATGTTCTTATGTTTTTTGTCGGTAACGTATCTGGTGTAAACTCGCCAAATAATTTTTTTACATCAAAATATTTTTCAAGTGTAGCTTGCTTTATCTGAGAACTTGCTGATTTAAATTTTTTGCTGCACGCCAGCTTTACAATGTTGTCCGCATCTGCTTCAGTTCCACGCCAAATTATAGCCGACTGTATTACTGTACATAAGCTTTCGGTCGCCATGCTTTCAACAGCCCACATTACATTGCCCTGATAAAATATATTACCCTTGTATTTACCGCTCCCCATCTTTTTTGAAATCAATCCCCTATAATTTGTATATGACATAGGTTTACAAGCAAGAGGAGTTGCCGGCATTGCTCTGAATGGTGTGCTATGTAGCAATATACTTGTTTGCTTTTCCTGATGGCTAAACTTAGAATCGACGATACATATATCCTCAACAAATTCAGCCCAATCGTCATAAGTCTCACCTGGATATCCGATAATATTATAAAATTTTACTTGGTGCGGTTTTTCACAACGTGCAAGTTTGTCAATAAACTCTCTTAACATTTCACGAGTTATTTTTTTGTTAACCGCAAATCTCAGTCGCTCAGAAAGTCCGTCAATAGCAGTGGTTCTTAGCTTTACCAAGTCAACTTCAATTCCGTTGTGCATATCAATCATTGCTCGCTCTCTGTCAGCGCCTCCGTTCCAAAGCCCACTATAATTGAACTCCTCCTGTGCCGCTTGCTTTCTGTGCCATGTATAACCACAAAACAAGCACTTGTGATTACATCCGATTACATCTTCGTGATAGATTTGCCCATTGTCAAGCTTAATGTCGTAAGGGTATATTTGATCAGACTGGTTTATATAATATAATTTATCCATGCTAAATGTTTTTGATGAAATAACATGTTGGTCTGTGCACTCTTGCTGATTAAGTATGCATTCTGCAAGCTTGTCTTGTACTCCCTCTGCTCGACCCAAAACAAAATAATCTACATATTCCAAAAACGGTCTAGGATTAAGCACTCCCTGACCGCCTACACAGACTTTGTAATCACCTTTTTGCCACGTTACTCTCTCAGATATAAATTCCCACCAGTCACAATCAGACGTAACACTGTACATGATCATGTCAAATTTGTGTGCCGTAACTTGTGAGCAATATTGTATGTTTGTAAACCCCGCTCTTTTCAATATGTCGCACACTACAGCCATGCCTGCGTTAAGTCTTACCTCATAGCACTCTTTGCTATATGTTTGCTTAGCATATTTGGTCAAGATGTAAACGCCGATCTTTAGGTTTGACTTATCCATTTTACACCTCAAACTCAAATCCACATTTAGGGCAATGACAATGGGTTGATTTGCTTTTGCTGTTGTCACCATCGTCAAGATCAATTGCATCAAATTGCATATCTTGAGCATCAAGTTCAAATCCAAACTGTTTTAAGTCCAAATCAATTATTCCCTCAATCTCAAGCTTCAATAAATTTTGATCCCACTCTGACGCTTCAGACACTTTGTTGTCAACAAGCCTAAATGCTTTAACTTGGTCGTCCGTCAAATCGTCGGCAATGATACACGGTACAGATTCAAGGTGTAACATGTTGGCCGCCTTAAATCTTGTGTGCCCACAAACTATCTGGTTGTTGCTATCAATTACGATCGGGACTTTAAAACCAAATTGTTCAATTGACTTTGCAACAGCGTTAACTGATTTATCGTTTTTCCTCGGGTTGTTTTCATATGGTTTAATTTCTTTCAATGGCTTGTTTATTATTTCCGTAGCCATTACCCCCTCTTTTTTTAAAGTCTGCAGAGTTGGAAAAAGT